CATCATGACAGGCATTAGGTCTCAGATACCGAAATCTGACTTTGATCCTTCCTTGCATATCTCGCTAGGAGATAACAAGTATTATTTCAAAGCTATACATTTACTAACCGGTAAGATTAAAAATCTACATATCTATGAATGGCCTCATCTCGATCAATCGAGTTATCGAATAATGGACATTGACAAACTTAACGAACTAAGACACACTTACCTTATCAGACAGGAAAGCTATAAAGATGACTGCAAAAATCAAGGTTAGCGAGCTGTTCTTTTCCTGCCAAGGAGAAGGACAATATATAGGTGTTCCGAGCATTTTTTTAAGAACATTTGGTTGTAACTTTACTTGTGGCGGTTTTGGCATGCCGCATGGGCAAAAAAGTACCGAAAGAGATCAGGTTGCTGACAATATACATCTGTATTCAGAATACAAGGATCTACCGTTGGTAAGCACTGGATGCGATTCTTACCCTTCATGGGATCCTAGGTTCAAACATCTAAGCCCTCTGCTTACGGTATCAGAGATCGTTGATCGCATGCAAGATCTACTACCAGAGCGTAAGTTCAGTCGTGATAAACATTTGATCATCACCGGCGGCGAACCGTTGCTGGGCTGGCAAAGATCCTATCCAGCACTTTTAGATGAAATATATTCTCGAGACATGGATCTGAAATTCCTAACATTTGAGACCAATGGAACACAGCATATCGGTTATGAGCTGCTGGATTATCTGCGAGAAAAGTCTAACTCGGTAGGACTAGAGGTTACTTTCAGCATCAGTGCCAAGTTACCTTGTAGCGGAGAAAGCTGGCAAGATGCTATACGACCCGATCGTGTAGCTGAATATATAGGAATACCTTGCAATCGTAGTTATTTCAAGTTCGTCGTTGCTACCGAGCAGGATGTAGTTGATGCTCTTCGAGCGATCGATGAATATAAGTCAGCTGGTATTGATATTCCGATATACCTGATGCCAGTCGGTGGAGTAAATTCGGTTTACGAGCTAAACGAGCGCCAAGTTGCTGATTATTGTAGGGATAACGGACTGAGATTTAGCCCTAGAATTCAGGTTCCGCTTTACAAAAATGAATGGGCTACATGAGGATGAACAACTGTCACGTCTTGCATCAAGTAACAACAATCTCGTTTTAAAGCAAGGCGTGTCGTAGTCGTTTAACATTTCATGATAAGAAGTATTTTAAATAAGGAAACAACATGAAAAAACCATTCATACCATTCAGTTGGTGGCCAGGGTCGTGGGGACTCAAAGGAAAGACCAGGCAGATCGCCCAGGCGGAATATGAGCTCTCTGGTATCGAACTGCAATCTAGATTGCTCGAAATAAACCATGGAGACGATCCAAAAGCTATGGCTGCACTGAAGCTAGAGATGGAGAAGAAACTTGGAATGATCGACGATTATTCCTATGATCGCCAGAAGGTCGATATCTCAGATAAGGAAGACACGGAAAAGCAGATATCCTTGCTTGAAGTGGATCTAGCACACGGGAAGATCACAAAAGATCAGCATGACAGGAAGAAGGCCGATCTGCTAGGAGAACCATGGGTGAGCATGCCTCGCATTAATTGGGATCCAAGCATCAGCAGCCGTACATATTTCCAGCTTGATTACAATGAGCACTTCTTGGAGTTCTTGCGCGAGAATGGGTACGAAGGCGAAGAAGACGACGTCGTCAGTACGTGGTTGAATGACATATGCATCAGCATAGCTGAGGAGATCAGCGGCCTTGATGCAGAAATGCTCACTCCTAGCCGCCGCGGCGATGTTGAAGACAAATGAAATGATATGCGCTTGCTCTGACCGCTTTTGTTGTGTTACAATACAAGACATAGGAGCAAGACGTTGTCAACATATCTGATAATAGATACACAGAATCTTTTCATGCGGGTGCGGCACGGTGTGCGAGCCCCGGACACCGAACAACAGCTCGCACTGGCACTGCACATAATACTGACGAGCATCAAGAAAGTATGGAACCAGTTTGATGGTAGCCATACCGTATTCTGCCTCGAAGGTCGTAGCTGGCGGAAGGATATCTATCCTCCGTATAAAGCCAATCGCAAAGCAGCGGCGATCAAACGCACTCCAAAAGAAGTCGAAGAAGACACGGTGTTCTTCGAGGTTATGGATCATTTCGTGCAGTTCGTCAGCAAGCATACCAACTGCACGGTGCTAAGACATCCCGAAGCCGAAGCAGATGACATGATCGCTAGATGGATCATGCTGCACCCTGCCGATCAGCACATAATCATCAGCAGCGACAGCGACTTCCAGCAGATGATAGCGAAGAACGTGAAGATCTACAACGGCATCGCTGCACTGCTCTATACCGATACCGGTATCTACGACAAGGACGGTAACATCGCCAAGAACAAGCACGGCAACGATCTGCCAGTACCCGACCCTGAATGGTTGTTGTTTGAGAAATGCATGCGAGGGGACGACGGCGACAATGTCATGAGCGCCTTTCCGGGTGTACGTACCAAGAAACTCATCGAAGCATATGAGGACCGTAATACCCAAGGTTTCGCCTGGCAGAACCTCATGCTGAGCAAGTGGACTGACCATGAAGGGCAAGATCACAGGGTGAGAGATGATTTTGAACGCAACAAGCTATTGATAGATCTCAAGCAGCATCCTGCCGATCTGAAGGAGAAATTTGATGCTATCATAGCCAAGAGCATAATCACAGAACCTCGCAGGCAGGTTGGCACATCATTGATGAGATTCTGTAACCTGCATGGGTTGGTGAAGATAGAAAAGATCAGCCAAGAATACAGTCCTTGCTTGAGCTCTGTCTACACAGGCAAGCTCTTGCAATCGATCAATGATGCCGAGATCGATAAATAATGAGTGCTGTATAGAGAACTTGAACAGGCTTTAAACATCATACGGGATAGCAAAAATCCCGAGATGCACCACTATCACGCACGCATACACCCAGGGCCAAGATGGTACATCAAGACCATATTCCCTGGGTTTTCTTCCTTAAACGAAGAGAAATCCATAATTGCTAAAAAAACAC